TGTGAACATCACACAGCACCGCCGCCGAGTCATGGCGGTTGGTTGCAGCCATGGGAACCGAGCCAATCAAGATGCACTCGCTGCGGTCTTGCTCTTCCGAGAGAGATTCAAACCAGACGAAGTAATCCACCTCGGAGACGCCTACGATCTTGCATCATTACGCAGCGGGTCACTCCGAGACCCACAAGACTCGGACCAAGCCGATGACTATCTCGACGACATCCAAGAGGGAGCCAAGTTCCTAGACGAACTAAGACCAACGGTGTTCACCATTGGGAACCATGACGAGCGAGCCAAGAAGTACCTGAACCACCACAACGCTGTTGTCCGTGGATTCGCTGAGGCTGTATGGGAACGAATGCTAAAACCTATTGAGAAACACTGTCACACATTCATCAAACACAATGACTGTCTCGACAGATCGTTTTTCCAGCTTGGCGGATTTCGATGGGGACATGGAGTCCTATTCAGTGAGAACTTCTTGCGTGACTCCGCTGAGACTTTTGGCAACTGCGTCGTGGCTCATGCTCACCGAGCAGGTCAAGCGACTGGTCGAACAATGGGAAATCCGATGGGCTTTTGTGTCGGAACTTTGGCAGACATTCCTGCAATGGATTATGCAGGAAAACGACGATCAACCCTAGCATGGTCCCATGGGATCGTGTTTGGGGAATACACCGACAACTCAGCGCAACTCTACCTCCACCAATGGCCTCAGAACGAACAGAATTGGCACCTGCCGAGCTTCTAAAGAGGCTTAGATCAGCACTAGCCAATCAACCCGAAGATGTCCCCAGAGGCTGGCATACAGCCAATCAATGGGCCGAGATTTGGAAAATGACTCCGAATGCAGCAGGAATTCTGCTCTCCCGCTCAGTCCGAATTGGAACGATGGAGTCTAAAAAGTTCAGAGTGATTACTCGCAACCGTGGAACATTCCCAACAGTACACTACCGAGAAAAACAATGAGATTCCGCTCTAAATCCAACCAAAACGTCATCGTGGAGTTCATCTCCGAAGCCCAACTCCGCATCGGTGAGACCAAGCGGCTGTGCGTCGTCTACGAGCGTGAGGGTTACTTCTACGTTCGACCGAAAGCCGAGTTCTACGACAAGTTTTGTCTGGACGAAGGACCGAAGCCGAGTTAGCAGTAAGGAGTCAGCGCGAGCCGTGAGAAGCAAGCGTTGGCTAACCATAACACAAGCCATGTTCAACCAATTTATCCCCACTCTTTCCGTGTACGTCGCGTTGCTTGTGCGCGAGTTCTCACCACGGACTGAGTGGGGTTTCTGTTTGATACATGATCGTAGAAACTGACTTCTTGGACCATTGGAAGACGCGACTTCTAGCCCGTCTTCTCAACACCGAAACAGCACCAATCCACGTTCTAAGGCTCTGGTCACATTGCCAGACCCGAAAGACGAGCCGATTCCCAGAATGGAACGCCGAGATCTTATCCGCTGTCTGCAAGTGGAACGGTGACGCCAGCACATTCTGGAACGCCATGCTCCAGACATATTGCAGGGTAGAAGAAGGATGTCTGGTCGTTCACCAATGGGACGAGGTTAACGCAAGCCTAATTGCTTCTTGGTCAAACGGTGGAAAGGGAGGGAGGCCAAAGAAACCCAGAGATAACCCACGGGTTAACCCAGAAGACGATCAGGTTATCCCACGGGTAACCCATGGGGTAACCGATAGAGAAGAGAAGATAGATAAGATAGAAAAGACAGAGAAGACGAAGGCTCCGAAGTCGCCATGGGAGGTTGCTTTCGGTCTTGAGATGCCAGACTCGCTGAAGAATGAGGACTGCCATCAGGCAGCCCTCCTTTGGCTTCAGTACAAGTCCGAGATGCGTCAGGGATACAAGAAGACGGGACTTAGCGCATCGCTGACCAAATGGGCTAATGAGTTCTCACCGCAAGAGTTTCCGGTGATCGTTCAGCACTCAATCGCTTCTGGGTGGAAAGGTCTATTCAGACCCAAAAGCCAGCTTGAGCTTCAACCGCAATCGAAACGCACTAAGGAAATCGACTGGAGGGACAGCCTGTGAGCAATCCTTACTTCGCTGAAGACGACGAGTTTGGTCTGATTGGGGCTTGTCTGACTGGTACGCTGGACACTTGCGCTGATGCGCTCGCTGAAGTCCGAGTTGATTGGATCGAAACCCAATCGCTGAAAGACACTTACGAGGTCATTAAGTCGATGACCCAACAGAACCGCGCTCCTAGCCTCCCTGAACTTGGGAAGGAGTGGAAGAAGCTGAACGGCAACCAACCCATCCCTTTCGAGGACTGGAACCGCGCAATGGAAGTCTGCCCATCACCGGCAAACCTTCCATACTACGTCAAAGGCATTGCAGAAGCCGCTCACCGTCGCCAGCTACGGCTCGCAGGAGACCGACTTATACGCGAGTCCGCTGTCCTGACACTCCCAACAGATCAAATCGTCTCTAATGCCGAAGCAGGACTCAGCATTGAGGTCTCTAAGGAGACGCTCTCAACCTCAAAACAGGTCGCGGGGTCGTTCATCGACTCAATGCAAGAGCGGTTCAGTCGAAAAGGTACGCTCTCGGGAGTAACCACCGGCTTCCATTGGCTCGACGACAAGACCGATGGTCTCCAGCATGGTGAGCTTGCGATAATTGCGGCTCGTCCATCTATAGGCAAAACGGCAATCGCAATCGCCATCGCAGAAGCCGCAGCAGTCAAAGCCAAGACTCCGACGCTGTTCATCTCGCTTGAGATGTCGAAGGAGGCCATCTTCAGAAGATCCGTCGCTTCGTTAGGCAAAGTCCCGATGCAGAACCTCAAGAGCGGCAACCTTTCCGAAGGTGATATGCGCTCCATGACTCAAGCGTCTGGGAAGCTGGCGTCTAGTCCGCTCTGGTTCTTGGATGGCTCAAGCTCTCAAAGCATCGCCAGCATCACCGCCAACATCCGTCGAGCGGTTCGTAAGCACAAAGTGCGACTCGTCATTATCGACTACCTCCAGAAGGTCAAAGCAGCAGAGAAGTCCGAGAAGCGCACCTACGAGGTCGCAGAGGTCAGCGGTAAGCTCAAAGACATTGCGGTACAGACCGGAGTGGCTTTGCTGTCACTTGCACAGTTGAACCGAGAGAACGAGAAAGACAAAGGCCGACAACCTCGGCTGACTGATCTTGCAGACTCTGGTCAGATCGAACGAGACGCTGATCTTGTGATGCTCCTAGACCGAGACCGGAAAGAGCCGAAAGGCGAAGCTTCAATCGTCATCGCAAAGCAACGAGACGGTGAGTGCGGCATCGTAAAACTCTGGTACGATGGGCAATTCTGCCGGTTCTCTGAACCTCCGATTGATACCTAAAACCCAACGATGGGTTGACACTGTAAACCATCCTGATAAACTGACCCTCGACGGTACAAATCCCCCACAAACACCATGCATATCGGCAAGATTGACGTTACGAAGATCGACAAGTCGTTTCTGTTCAAAGGCAAGTCTGGAACTTATCTAGACGTTGCGCTTATCCCAAACAAGTCTGGCCGTGATCAATACGGTAACGACGGAATGATCGTTCAATCAGTGAGCAAGCAAGCCAGACAAGAAGGCAAGAAAGGTCCTATCCTCGGTAATTATGTTGATATGGACCAACGACACAGTGAGCCAAAGCAAAAGACAGTTAGTGCTAGAGATCCTATTGGTCCCGAAGATGACATTCCGTTCTGATATAAGATAACCATTTAATACCATGACTAACACCGAGACGTTCTGGGAAGACCCAGAGACCGACACTCCACGCTGCGATCAAGAACTTCGACGTATTGAGAAACAATATCCAGAGTCGCTCGTGTTCTTGGTTATGCACTTTGCTCGTAAGCTAGAGCGCGAGACCAATGTCCAGCGTCGTCGTATCTATGAGCTAGAAGAAGAACTGGAACGTCTCACTGGCTGCTAACATGGCTTCAAAGCATTATCTATGTAGAAAGGTGCAAGATGGAGAGATCACTAAGGCTGACATCTTAGAGACTCAAGCTCGCATCACGCTTCTCAATCAAGCTCCGAAGATCGTGACCGATGCGGTCGCTAAGGGCTGGATCTCGTACCCTGCAAACGCTTACATTGAGAAGGAAGAAGACCTGAGCGAATGGCTCAAGAAGTACGACTGCGAGCTTGCCTACCAACGACGGCAGGAAGGAATGACGTATCGCGCCATCGCAAAGCTAATGAAGGTGGGCATTGCTCGCATCACTCATATCTTACATAGAGGCGAGGAAATTGTGCTACAACGTAAGCTCAAAGAGCTTGATATAAAGCCAATTGATCTGCCAAGCAAAGCAACTGTGCGTAAGCATACGACACTAACCAAGAGGACAAATCGTGCAAAATCCTAATGTTTTCGCGTGTTCTTGTGTCACTAAGTGTAGTGATAATGCGATAGCTAATCGCATCGCATATTGCAATTACGTTAGGAGGCTCCCGCCTATGTC